GCTTCCCCCCGATTTAAACTGTCTTTCAAACACTTTTGGGCATACTTTGTATTGTATTTAATATCTCCCTTGAAAGGAGATTCAATAATTACTCTCATAACTTTACCTCTTCTTTGGAGGTAAATTCTCCACCAAGGGATGAGTACCCACATTTATCAATCCAAGAATCTTGGTGGTCAATCTTGTTTAACAATCGAGCGGTCTTTACCCAGTCCATCATTAAAATAACATGACCTTCTGTAAGATATCCATGACTTGCCATGGCTCCCTTGACAATGCAATTCCAACCATCTGCAATACGCTCATGGTTTAATAAAGCATCTCCGTAGTCTTTGTGACGATCTCCGTTTACTAACTCTTCGGCTTTTTGTAAAATTTCTGCTCGTTTCATAAATCATAACTCCTGTTTGCGTCGTCTGCCTCAACGATATATAAATTATCTTTTGTTCTTGTGACCCCGACGTAAAACACACGGTGCATATCGTCAGGGTTTAGTCTCATATCCTCTTCTGCCGCAGGCGAAAGGTCCGTGAACAACACAACGTTGTCCGCTTCTCCTCCCTTTGCCCCGTGGATCGTGGATACTGTAATGCGTGGCGGTTTGTTAAAGTCCTCCCCCTTGCGCAATAGTTTCGATATATAAGCTCTATCCGTATCGGGCAGCTTATCCATGGCAACGTGCCACTCCATATCTTCGGTTGCCAACAGCCCGTGACGGTCCTGTAAAACCCACAACGTCATAAACTCTTCGTCCATAACACTGGTAAGCTGTTTAAAGCCTCGTTTAATTCGTACATTGGATGACATAAAGCTGTAGATCTTTTTAGCGACCTCGCCCGATACCTCATCCCCTGCTCTAAGCCGTTCCCATCCGTTTACAGCGGTGCTTATGCGTTCGGATATACTACGGTGGCCTTTGTAGTTAAACAGGTATCCAGAGTCCCTTAAATCAGCCGTAACGGGATTAAGCACATAGCCTGCTTGAGACATGATGAGCCAAGATCCGCGGTCCATGTTAACTTCATTGACGGTACTAATACGGCTAACCATCCCCAAGTCGTCTTTTGCTTTGTATGTCTTTGGGTATCTGCGGTTAATACGTCGTGCTACCTTTTCAGCAAAGAAGTGAACTGCTTTAGGCACACGGTGCGATTGCGTAAGGGTTTCACTGGATCCGTCGAGGTTTATAAAGGCATCAACGTCGGCGCCCGCCCATCTATATATGGCTTGATCGTCATCTCCTGCGGCGTACATTTTTTCGGACTTCTTATCTAAAACGTGGGCAATGTCCCACTGAAGGGGCGATAAATCCTGCGCTTCGTCTAGGAAGGTCATGGAAAACCGTGGGCAGTTAAGCTCTGCGGTGTTTACAAACGCCTCTAGCATATCGGTAAAGTCAAACAGGTTGTAGGCTTTCTTATATTCTTTCAAAGATTTCTCAACGTAGTTAACGGTATTCCAATCATACTCCAGACGGCTTTGGTTGTATTGCTCCCTGAGATCCACTTTGCGCAGTCGGGCAAGGTTTATTAGCCCCAACACGGGATCGTTTGTGGAGGATATATCGGTAATGTCCTCCGAAAAGTCCGACCAGACTTGCGTAACTAAGGACACGCCAAGATTATTGGAGAGTTCCCTGTAATTTTCGGGTTGCATAATCTGGTCTTTTTGTATGTCACTGCATTGCAGGGCCAAACTGTGCAGGGTGCGAAAGTATGGCAGATCGTGCTTTGGGTCTAGCTTAAACCGTTCGGCGGCTCGCTCTTTTGCTTCGGTAGCTGCTTTTCGTGTAAACGCCAGAAAGGCAATTGTATTTGCAGGAACGCCGGCTGATAAAGCTTTGTCCACCATGTCCAAGAGCGTGGTTGTTTTTCCTGTTCCCGGTGGACCAAAGATCCTAAACATGTTTTATTTCCTTGCGGATCTCTTCGATTATGTCACTAAACGCCTGTAGAAAGTCCACATAGGGTGTTTTTTCCAACACTCGTAGCATTTCCATTAAGCTCTTGATACTTAGGTTGGCACAGCTTTCAAGGTCGGACTTTTGAACGGTACATAAAAAGTATGTAATAGGTACATCGTAAAGCTTTCTCTTTTTAAGAAACGTAACCACGCGAACAGGTAGAATAAGTTCGTTCATGTTTTCTGGATTTACGGCGTCCAGTTTTTTTTGGTAGTCCAAGTCGTGCAATCGTTTTATTACTGAAAAAATGTACTGACGCGATACCCCATACTCTTTTGCTATGGATGAATACGTCCTTCCATGCTTTTCACGTTTAATAAATATATCGTGAAGTTTACTCGTTACTGGCATCTATTTCCTCCATGGTATAGTTCCATACAAACATAGGCGTTTCATCCCCAACCCATGCTCCTAATGTGTTATATTCAAAAAAATCTCTTGCTTCCTCAAAGATCATACCATCTCTTTCCACAAGAATTTTTACGCACTTTAATGCGTCATAAACAATAATAGCCTTCTGCCCGCATCGTTCCCCTATGCCTATTACGGCTTCATCAAACCCATCTGCTTTTAACATTAGAATGGCGCCTTCTCACTATGTCCAAAGTCGGGAGGAGCAATTTCAAAGTCGGCGGCTGCAAACGCAGGAATTGACCAAACCCGTACGGACCTGTTTTTAATTTTAAGCACAACACTTGTGCCGCTTATATCGCGCAGTCGTTGCGCTATTTTGTGGCTCTTATATTCAAAGAATTTGTTTTTCTTTAGAAAGCCTTCAAAATCTCTTAAACGAAAGTATGTTATATTGGTGTCCTCATCGGTCCATGGGCGGCGGAGTAAGATCTCCTCTTTGTCCTGCGCTTGCTGTAGATGACGGCAGAACTCCTCCAAGTAATCGTAGAACTGTCCGCTTGTACTTGCATCAACAGCAACCTCTACGATAGCCGATTCGTTATCCTTCATTTCGTTCATAAGGGCAGAGATCCGACCTTCCCACTGGTTCTTGGCAACGGACCGTGGCATGAAGTTCAATTGCTCCATACAGGCACGTTGAAAGACTTGCTGCGATAGCAGGGCGTCCGTATCCAGTTCAAGCGGTTCGCCGTTAACGTCCATAAACCATACAGGTGGAGACGAATTGTACTTGCGTAGGTTTGCCACCGTTGCTCCCTGCACGGCTGCGCCAACCCCAAACTTTCGGGTACGACATAGGTCCTTGTTGCAGTGTGCGTTGATAGGCGAATCAGAACACTTATAGGCGTATTCTTTTCTCTCTAATTGTTTGGCGACAATGTTTACTTCGCCAAGGGGCAGGGGAGGCTCAAGGTATTGCATGTTGTATGTCAGGATTTCGCTCTCCCAACTGTCGGGATAGGCTTTGCGTAAGTACACCCCTATGTTAAACAAACCGTTGTTGCGTCCACCTTCGCTTATTTTTTCGTTGCAAAGATGTTGCAGGCAGGGCGGTCCGTCCTTAATAGGACTGTCCGTTGTTTCTGTGACCTGTATCTTTTGTATTTGTTCGGGCGTTTGCTTGTACTTTTCGTAGAGCGCATAGAACTCTTCTAAAGTCGCGGCTCCGCCATCGTCGTTAATGGCATAGCGTAACCCTTCTTCCGCATCAAAATAGGGTAGGTTTAGAAAGTTACCAACGTCGCCCCGATCCAAGTGGAGCTTGATTTGCTTGGGAAAGATTTCGCTTTCGCCATAGCCAAGGGCGGACGATATATGTTGCAGGGACTTTTGCATATCCTTGGCTTCAACCCAATCCGACGCAAACAAAAAGCAATGCGCTCCGCCTGATTTAGATCGACATACGACCATAGGTAGTTTAAGCTTTCGGATTTTCTCGACCAAGACTTTGTGGTCAAGAGGATACTGGTCAACGTCCACACAACCCCATTTGCAGTTGTTGTCTTCATTAATTGGTATAATTCCAATCGCATTGCCTTTACCAGAGAGGTGGCCCTCCCATAGTTTCGTGGTCCGTTGTTCACGAACGATGGCTGCTTTACCTGTATTCTTCCCATTCGCCTGTGTTTTATTGACAACATATGTGCCGTAGGCTTCTTTTAATCCATCAAAGATGGATGAGAACTGCTGTACTGTCATGTGAATCTCCGAAGGGTGAAGGTGGTAGCCGAAGCTACCACCATTGAATTAGAACGGGGAAGAACCCTTATCTGCTTCAGCTTCATCCTGATGTTTTACGACAACATCGCCTTCGGTAACGCTCTTTGCGAACGTCTTACAACTGTTGTAGATATTCGCGTCAGGTACAAGACCTTCACGCGACATCTCCCAACCGTGCCACGACCCTTTGCTATTCTCTTCAGACAATGTCTTTAAAGAATAAACGTGAGAGAAACGTGGGGCTTGGAAAGGTCCGTTCTTTCCCTGCATCACGGTGGCGGCAATCATGGAGTTCCATTTACGGGACTTCTTTAACTGCGTTGATTTCATCGCAATTAAAGCTGTTTCCGCAGACCCGTCCTCATTAATAATAACGACGAAGTGCTGATGGGTTTCTTCGATATAATCCCCATCTCCACCAACAACGTAATCCTTGTTGTCCGCAGGATCTCTCTTTACTTCTGGAACCTTATCGTTTGCCCCATAAATATTCATAGGTGCGCCAGAGCCTTGTCCTCTGGGTTGCCATTGAATAAACTTCCGTTGATAAGCCACAGGAACAACACGTATTCCTTCCTTCCCTTTATACACTCGACCGCTGACGGTGTTATAGATGTCACCCTTCTTTGCAGTTTCATGCGTATCCAAGATAGAATCCAAACCAGAAATTATCTTGAGAAACGGTAGTGCCAAATCATCTTGACCCATGTTTTCATTACCAACGCCTGCGTCGGCTTCAAACATCATTGGGTCCATTACTTCGGTGTTGCCACCCTTTGTTACGTCTTTTGCCATTTACTTACTCCCTTTTATGACGGCTCTTTGGCCTATGTATGCACCGAAAAGTTCCATTGGAAACTCTTCGCCATTCTCAACTCTTTCCTTCACCCAAGCGCGTAATGTCTGGGAATGAATTTCAGTCTTCTGCTCTGCGGGGAAACCTTCTTTAGAAGCAAACGCTTGAAAAGCAGAGGCTTGGTCATCTTCCCCTCGTCCAAAACTACACGATATAGAGTTCTTAATTATATCGTCGTGACCATTCTCTCGTAGCCATTCATACGCTTTTGGACGATCATCTACCCGAATCGAAGCACCATAGGTTTGTTTCACCGTAACAGCCGAACCATCATCCAGTGTAAATGAGGACAAACCTATTTCGGCTAACAATTGTGGTAATTCTTCGTCGGTCAACTTATTGTGTTCTTTTTTAAGATCTTTAAGTTGTGCTTCTATCGTGGCAATTCGTAGTTCCTTGTCACGAATAGACTTGGCTACTTCGGCAATTGTGCCTAACTCGTTACTGTCTACATGTTTAAGTGGATCCTTAATTGATTTCTCAAAATCCTCTTCCATTTGTTCAAAAATATCGTTCATTGTTTACCTTTCGTTGTTAAAAGCACCGTTAGGGCTTTACAAACACCAATATAGTTGTATATTATCTTATGTCAATAATAAATATGAGGCGGTATGTATAAATTTAAAACAAAGCCATTTGCACACCAACTAAAAGTGTATGAGGAATCAAAGGATACACTAGCTTACGCATTTTTTATGGAGATGGGTACTGGTAAATCTAAAGTGGCTATTGATACCATGGGGCATCTTTATTTAGAGAATAAAATTACGTCGGCCCTGATTGTTGCACCCAAAGGCGTGTACGATAATTGGGTTCAAGGCGAAATACCGAATCACCTGTCGGACCAAGTTCCGCGGACCGTGGTGCGTTGGATACCTGCCAAGACCAAGAAGTTTCAGGAAGAACTGGAGACGCTTTTTAATAAAGAAAACAAGACCTTAAAGATCTTTGTAATGAATATTGAAGCGTTTAGCAGTCCTCGCGGGTCCAAGATGGCGGAGAACTTCTTAGAGTACAATCCTGACAACCTTGTGATTATTGACGAAAGCACCACTATAAAGAATAGAAAAGCACAGCGAACCAAAAACATACTGGATCTACGCAAAAGCAGTAAGTACAAGCGCATCCTGACAGGATCGCCAATTACCAAGTCCCCTATGGATCTATTCTCGCAGTGTTTCTTTCTGGGCGCCGACAAGCTAGGCTTTACCAGTTACTTTGCCTTTCAAGGACGACACGCGATTGTACAACAACGGGCCATGGGCCACAGATCGTTTCAGGAGATTACTGGATACAGGCGCTTGGAAGAACTTAATGAGAAGCTTCAAAACTTTAGCAGCCGTATTTTAAAGGAAGAATGCCTGACCTTACCAGAGAAGGTCTACATACGGCGGAATATAGAACTCTCAGACGAGCAGAAACGCCTGTACAGCCAGATGAAGAAGCTTGCCCTAGCCCAACTAGCGGATGGCGAGTTAGCGACGACACAGAGCGTTTTAACACAGATTATGAGACTGCAACAAATTTGTTGTGGATTTCTACAATCGGACGACGGACCGATACAACCTATTCCAAACAACCGTCTGGACAACCTCATGGCTGTTACAGACGAATTACAAGGTAAGGCGATAATTTGGGCGACATATACTTATGACATCCAACGGATTGCTGATAACTTGCGCCACCGCTTTGGCGCCGAAGCGGTGGCAACCTACTACGGAGAAACGGCACAGGACGAGCGTCAGGATATTGTAAATATGTTTGAGGATCCTGACAGCCCCTTGCGGTTTTTTATTGGACAACCTCGAACGGG